GTTTTTCCATTAACCACATCAATATAGTTTTTGAACCCGTAATTTGAAATATAGTATCGTTTCTGTTCAGTTAATTTTTTTGCATCTGTTATAACCTCATTAAATTTACTTAGTTCTGAACTTCCTTTAAGACCGGCCTTAATCATGGAAATGATTTTCATACTAATCTTTAGTTTTTGACTAGATGAATTTTCAGGAACAATATTACCACCGATACGAGTTTCTACAAAGTTTTTAAGATTGTGATATGTCTTACCGTGCATTAGAGGTAGAAAATCACTATCAGTTAGTCCTTTATATCGCAGATAAGGTTTCATTCCATCATACTGAGATACAGTTTTACTACTGCCATATAAACTGGTTGTTTCGAACAAACAAAGGTTCATATCGTATTTTTTATTTACGATTTCACGAACTTTATGCGAGGTGGTAATTGCTGCCAATAATTTGCCACCAAGATAATTAAAACCAAATGGTTGTGCAGGAACAATTACAAAACCCATCATTGAACATTTATTGAACGACTTGCTAGATTTTTCGTTTTGTGTAAAAACTTGACCCAACATTTCATTTCTGGGTTTGCAATTAATAACTGGTGAACCAAGGCGAATGAATCCAACATATTTGTCGGTATTTTTTTCTTTCACCGCCAATCTAACATTACGACCAACTGGTGCAATATTAATATGTGATGATGTAATACCAACTAATGTTTCCCATGTTTTATTTGGAGGTTCAAATATATCAAACTCCATATCATTTGGATGCATATCAAACGCATTAAACAACTCATCTTCTGGCGGAAATAAACCACTAATTTCAAGTTTATCAAGAGATGCAATTTTTTGATCTCTCATATATTCATCAATACGGTTAAACTTTGCGAAATAGTTTTCAAAGATGCCGGCACAATAAAGGGCATCTTGTTTAGTTAGTGTCATACTTTGAATCCATCGAATGATTTTCTAGGTTGTGGTTTTGGTGTATCACCAGCGTCAGCAATTCCTTGCTGTGCTGACTGTTCCACATCATACAGTTTCATCTTCGCTCTGTCAATACCCACAGTAAATCTTTTATAATGTGTTGGATCCGCGTAACGGTTTTTCAATTGTTTTACCATAATTTGATTGAGTTCTTCTAATTCTTCCGAAGTAATCAACGCAAACATTAAGTCTGCGGTCGCTGGCAAACCAAAACTTTCACTTGTATCTTCGAGTCCTGGGTCGGAAGAAGTAAAACCGGATCTTGTGGTTTGAGTTGCAGATACAATTGGGACTCCGTACTCAACGGCAAGTCCTCGCAATTCTTCTGCAATAGACTTAACGTATGTATACGAGTTAATATTGGAGCCAGGCTTAATACGAGAACTGCAACAGATATTAAGATAATCAACGAAGATAATATCGGGTACAAATGACTTTTTGAGGTTAAGTTCATTTAGTAATGTCCTAAAGTGTGTTGTTGATGCTGATGCAGTTGGATATTCTTTGATAATTAATTTGCCGGTTGTCATTCTACGGATTCTTTCAACTTTCTTTTCATACATATCTTTTGGAAGTTCCATCAGATCATCAATAGTGACGTTTAATAAGTTTGCATCTATCCTTTCGGCAATTTTTTCTTCGGCCATCTCAAGAGTGATATAAAGGACATTTTTGCCTTGCGACATACATCCTGCAGCAACATGACACATAAAAAGACTTTTGCCAACCCCGGTACCCGCAAGAGCAATGTTAAGAGTTTTGGCAGGGAGTCCGCCTTTTGTAATTCTGTTGAAGAATTCAAGGTCGAAAGGGATTCGTTCTTCTTTTCTGTGGTAGAATTCATATCTTTCCTCCGAGTTTTCCAGATAATCATGACCAACAGAATTATCAAAACTTACTGATAATGCGTCCGATAATATCTTAGGGATTTGACCTTTGTCATGGTTTTTGTCTTTCCCATCAAGAATTGAAATAGAACCTAGTACTGCATTATATATTGCTTTTTCTTGACAAAATTTTTCCGTTTTGTCAACGAGCCATTGAATCTTGGATTCTTCGCCTTTTAGTTTTTCAATTTCGGCAAGATAAGTATCAGATTTTTCAACTTCAACATCCGTAAGTGTTCGCCTCTCTTTAACAGACAAAGCAATCGCTTCAATTGTTGGTGTAGAATTATATTTCTGTGTGAATGCCGTTATTTCATCAAAAATAACTTTTTCTGTTTTATCGGTAAAGTAATCCGTCTTTAGAAATGGTAATACTTTTCTTAGATATTCCTCATTATATATTAGATTCTTCAGAATCGTTTGTTCCAGTTTCATCAATTATTTCCTGTTCAAGATTAGATGACATTATTTCCACTAGAAAGTTTCCGATATAGTTTTTAAAATCTTCATCTTTTTCTAGTTTTCTTGGCTTGTCTACAGTAGATTCTATCACATCATAAGCAAAAAGTAAATGCATATTTTCGTTTTCTTCTTTTAACTTGACTCTACCGTATTTGTATACGGTATCTTTATATGGTCCATTTAAAAGACGGATATGAACAGTCGTTGCATCATCTTTTGGATAAATGTAACAGTAATCTATGCCTTCAATCATCATCTTCCTCTTTTAAAATATTTTTATTGGTAACTTTGTATTTTTGTTCGACAAAGTTTTTAAATGAATCTAGATTGACAATTGTTTCCCAAAAGTCTTTTGTTTCTGTATCTTTGATGCGATACTTTTTATCTTCAATTTCACCTGTTTCTACATTAACCTTGGAATACCAACCGTTGGATGGTTTAACAACGTGGCCTGACTCGATAGCAATATCCAGTAAACCAGACCACTTACTAATGCCACCATCAAAAGAAACAGAAACAGGAATTTTAGATTTTTCTTTAACATACCGAGATTTTTCCACATTAATAATAAAGTTGTATCCAACAATCTCAGTTCCTTCTTTTTCTTGTTGGCGCCCGATAATAAAGATATTATCGGCAGAATAATAAGAACCGGTGCCGCCACCAACAATGTCTTTAGGGAACATACCAATTTCTTTGTATGTATGATTGACCACAATCATTGGAATATTTTTCAATGATAGATGCGGAGTAACCATTCTGAATAAAGATTTAACGCCTTTTGCTCTTGTCATATCTGCCACAGTTTTACCATCAAGTGCATCATCAACTTCTTTTTTTGATGCCAAATTGCCAATAGAATCTAAGACAATTATTAGATGATCGTCACGTTCAACTTGTGACAGTTGTTTCATTATGTCTGATTTGAGTTGTTCAATATCAGTAAGAGGAGTATGTAAAACTCTATTAGAATCAATACCAAAAGAATTAAAATATGCTTGCGGAGTACCAAATTCAGAATCGTAGAAAAGTAATGCTGCATCTTCATATTTGTCCATAAAAGATTTGGCCATCAAAAGTGAGAATGCAGTCTTAAAGTGTTTTGATGGTCCTGCCCACATTGTAAGACCGGGAGATAATCCTCCGTCCAAACTACCAGAAAGTGCCACATTAATAATTGGCACAGAAGTAGGAATCATATCTTTTTCTGTAAAGAATTTTGATTTAGAAAGAATAGCTGATTCTTTAATCGAACTATTCTTTTTGATTTTTTCTAAAATATTCATATTTGCCTCAACTAAAAAAATCATTCAATGTGCTTTGTTTTTCACTTGTCCAATTCATGCAGTCTAAGATTACCGATAATGGTTCAACAAAAGACTTTTGAAATTGTACATCATAATCGATAAAGTCTGACAAATTGAATTCTTTTGGTAAACGACCTGGAAAAGAAATAACTGTGTCTTTAAAATGATTTGGCATCTTTAGATATGCAAACTTGATTTTTTCACCTTCTTGAATTAAAGGGTACTTCTTTGTCAAGTTTTTCATTTTAAGGTTATGATTATATAGTATAGCGCCTTTTACATGAATCGGTGTTCCTAGTTTGTACAGTGTCGCAGAATCAGAATACTTTGTCAATCCATTGATGCCTCTAGGAAAAGAAATCTCTTCTACTGGCAATTTACGAAAATCTTCTTTGAACTTTTTAATAAATTCATGTATGTCGTTTTCTGTGCCTGAAAGCATAATCTTAATTGCTTCTGCCATCTTTTCACGAATTGCCGATGGTGTAGAAGATTTAATCATCTCTAGACCCATCACTTTCATTTGAGGTTCGTTATATGCAACGCCTTCGTTATTATAGACGTTCAAAATGTATCGTTTCTTTGCAGTCCAAATACCTTTATCGGAAAGACCCTCACGTTTCATTTGCATCTTTTGTTCATATGCATGAACATAGTCAGCCAATTCTTGATAAGATTTATCGATGAATGGTTGAATCTTTTCTTCACAAACACGATCCATGAATTCAATGACTTTTTGTTTTGGTAAAGAAACGCCATCTTTTGTGCCGTATACTTTTTCGACCAATTCACCTAGACGAAGATAAATTGAATCTGTATCAGATGCAATCACATAATCTTTGTTCTCTGTGTTAAGTAACTTATTCATCCAACCATTGATTTTGTTTTCGATCCAACGAATGGACAGCTGTCCAGCAGTTGTTACGCCAAGAGCCATACGCAAGTCATAGAAACGAAAGTATTGTGAACCAAGTGCGCCATACGCAGAGTTAAGAGACACTTTTTTCGCTAATTGAATGTTATTGTATTTTGCTATGCGCTTTTCAATCTCATATTTTTTAGATGGATTAGTTTCGTTTTCGTATTCTTGTTTTGCCTGCAACATCATCTTTTTGAATTTACTTCTATCAGTATACATTTCTTCCATCATTGCGGGTAGAAACCCTTTAATGTCTGTGCGAAAGAATTGTCCATTAGGAGTCAAAGTAACATTTTTTAATTTTGATGTATCGATTTCTTTGTTTAGAAGTTTTTCAACGGTGACACCAGAACTAATAATTTCGCGCATCTCTGGTGTATAATCTTTTGGATCAATTAAACATTCTGGCGAAATTGAATATTGCATCATCAAATGGGGATACAAAGAATTCAAATCAAACGATGCAACCCAATCGTGTTTGCCAACTTGTGGTTCTTTGACATATGCGCCTTCAAATGCGGCATCTTTATCTTGTACCACGCGCGGAGGAACAATGATATTCTTTTCCAACAAATACGAATATGTCATTGCATCCCACATACGAGTTTGTGCAAACACATCTTCATAATTAGATTTTGTGTCGTATGCAAGAGTGATTGCCAATTCCAACAACTTTAATTTGTCATCGAGTTTAAGAATGAGTTCAACGTCTTTGATGTTATACTCGATAAACTTTTGATAATTTAATTTGTACAGTTGGTGCAGGTTATCATATTCATCATATGATAGTTTACTTTCACCAAGTTCGACATTGACAATACTATCTAACTTATATGATTCTTGTGATTTGCCGCCAGGTGCATACCATTTGTATAGTTCAATATAGTCAAGAACAGCGACACCCATTGGTTCATAAAAAGTTTGTTGCCTGTTCATAATCATAGTTTTTCGTTCAGAAACAAAATTCCAAGGCGATAACTTTTTAGATTCACCTTCACCGAGAATCTTTTCAAAACGATTTACCAAATAAGGCAAGTCAAAGAATTTAATATTCCAACCAGTAATAACATCTGGACAATTGGCGCGCCAATCTTCTAGGAATCTTTTGCACAATGTCCATTCATCTTTACACAAAAGATATGTAACATTATCATCATAGTTGTTGTATTCGCCGCAGCCATAGACAAGAGTTTTGCCATTTACATATGTGATTGTAATTGCAGTAATAGGTTCAACTGCATCATAAGGGTCAGGAAAACCATTCTCTGACCCGACTTCGATATCGATAACAGCAATACTAACGTGGTCGATATCCCACTCAATCATGCCTTTATGTTGGTCTGCAATATATGCGTATTCAAAACGAGTATTGCCATAGATTTTTGGTGCGCCAATCACGCCTTCGAATTGTTTTATATAATCTCTGGCGGAACGCAAATCGTCAAATGTCTTTTTCTCTAGAGGATAACCTTCTAGTGTTTTAAATTGAGTAGTTTTTTTAGTCGGAATAAAAAGTGAAGGAGAGTAATCGATCCTCTCCTTTATTCTTTTTCCATTGAAAACGCCTCGGTAAAAAATATTATTACCGAGACTTTGTACATTAGTATAAAATTGCATTAAATAATTAATTGTTTTTGTGGTGTGATAATGCCAGAACCAAAAATTCTGTTGTAGTTTTCAACGTAACTTTGTGCTGGTTCATAAGAGTATACTACATTTTTCTTCGCAATGCAAATGGTCCTGTCCATTTTTTGTTCGCTATGAATAGGAAATGGTACAAAACCAATATTAGGTTGTCCTTGTGTTGTTGGTACAACAGCAATTGATAATGGATTTGAAATAACATATTCCGTTTCAGATTCAGATTCAATATCACCGATAACATCTTCATTTGTGATAAGTTTTAATGCTAAAACATTCATTTATTTTTCCTTTTAATGTTTGGTGGGCCCAGCAGGACTTGAACCTGCGGCCAATGAATTATGAGTTCACTGCTCTGACCAACTGAGCTATAGGCCCGTGACTGGTGCGGAAGGAGGGATTCGAACCCTCAAGCCTTTTTATGGCGGCGCATTTTAAGTGCGCTGTGTATACCGTTCCACCACTACCGCGCTTAAATTAATCAAACACACCAATTACATTATCGATGTGAATTTTATAAGTTTCCTTTTCAATTTTATAGGCTTTATTCCAATCAATTAAAAGTTCTTCGCCAACTTTTACTGAATCATCTGATGTTGCAATAACAACTGCGCGATCTGGATCCATCGAACTTTTTAAAATAATCCCACCAGTAGAAACTTTTTCTGGTGCCTTGCGTTCAACAATCACATTTTTATTCAACGGAATATAAACCATAAAACATCCTTTATAAAAACTGGAGCGGAATATCGGAATCGAACCGATGACAGGAGATTGGAAATCTACAGTTTTACCATTAAACTAATTCCGCAATATGGAGCCGGGAGGAGGAATCGAACACTCCGTACCAGGAAGGAACCCTGGATATTAACCACTATATGATCCCGGCATAACTAAGCTACTAAACTCTTCAATCTATCTGCTGCATATGATGCCGCAAATGCATTTGGTTTGACCAAAGGAACAACATTACACATGCCTTTTATATATCCTATCGCTTCATTGATCACT